ACTTACATAATAGATAATTCTAGTCATGTTGGTTCTCATCCTTTACAGATAAGAACTAGTTCTGGTGGTTCTGCTTTCACAACAGGAGTTACGGACAATTACAATAGCGTTACAGGCGTAACACAGTTTATTGTGCCACATGAGCCAAGTGACACTTCTTTAGTATATCAGTGCACGGTTCATAGTAGCATGGTTGGAAACATAACGATAGTTTAGCGACATGACATATACACTCGTTACATTAAAACAAGCTATACAAGATTACACTGAGAATGACGAAACCACGTTCGTCAATAATCTCAATAATTTTATTGAGAACGCAGAAGAAAAAATATTAAAGCTAATTGATCTTGATTACTTTCGTAAAAATGCTACGGCAACAATGACTTCTGGTAATAAGTTTTTATTACAACCGACTGATTATTTGGCTTCCTTTTCTTTGTCTTTTACAAATACGGCGACATCTGAACAAGTGTTTCTTGATCAAAAAGATGTGAATTATATTCAAGACTATTGGCCTAATCCTTCAAGCACAGGTGTGCCTCGATATTACGCACCTTTTGATGTAACTAATTTCATCATAGCTCCTACACCTAATCAAAATTACACTTGTGAACTGCACTATTTCTACAGACCAGCCTCAATAACTGGTGGCACGAACACTTGGCTGGGTGATAATGCCCCAGATTTGTTGTTGTATGGGTCATTAGTTGAGGCTTACATCTTTATGAAAGAAGACGTTAATTCGTTGAACATATACAAGCAACAGTTTCAAGAGGCTTTGTTAAGGCTTAAAAACTATGGGGAAGCCGTTGAAAATACGGATGCATACAGAACTGGTCTTGTAAGGATTGCAAAGACATGAATGTAGCAATAGTGGCTTTAGGCGGTTCTTCTCAAGAATATGTTATGACAAGGATCAACTCTCATAAGTTTGATGAGGTTTGGGGGATTAATAGCATAGGCGCCATATTTAACGTTGATAAAACGTTTATGATGGATCCAGCGTCTAGATTTTTAGATGGTATAAAGGCTGGAAAACAAACAGGAATAGCTCAAGAGTTTTTGCTAAAAACACCAAACAAGGGACCTATTTATTCTTGTTGCAAAGATGAAAGAGTTCCAGAAATAGAACTTTATCCTTTAGACAAAGTGGTCAAAAAGGCTGGACATGCATACTTCAACAATACCGTGGCGTATGCTTTAGCTTATGCGATATATGAAGAAGTTGAGTCTATCAACCTCTACGGCATTGATTTTAGTTACAAAGAAAACATAAATTTTGCAGAAGCAGGTCGAGCTTGCTGTGAGTTTTGGTGTGCTATAGCTTTGAGTAAAGGAATAAAGGTCAACGTTGCCAGTACGTCTGGTTTCATGGATACTAACGTTCCTGTGAATGAGAAGTTGTATGGATATCACAGGCTTGAAGATCCTTTGGTTCAAGTAATACAAGACGGTAAACTAATTGTTATGCCTGAATCAGAGTACGAAAAGGAACTTCAGGAAGAACTGCGTCCACCTGAACCGTTAGATGGCAAAGAACCTGTACTAATAGGAAAACATGACATACCAGGAGTGACATATGTTTAGTGTAAATGTCGGTGCTTCTCTTGGCGACATAAGCGTTGCGACTTCAGAAGAAGGAGGCTTGTCGTCTGATCAATTAGCAGAGATGGCTAGAAGAAAAATTATTTATGTATCACAGGACGCTCCACCGGCTGTACGAGAACAAGCTCAAGTGTTTTCTGAAAGAGTAGAGCAAGTGGTTAAACATTATGTAGACTTGGCTAGGGGTGAGGAGCGTGCTACCATATGCCAGATTTTGCGTAATGCAGGACACAAAGACATCGCCGAATATGTTAGGAGGCTATAATGGCAATAACACAGGCAATGTGTAGCTCTTTCAAGCAGGAACTGCTTGTAGGCACACACAATTTTACGAATGGTTCAGGTAACACCTTTAAGTTGGCCTTGTATGCAATTGGTGGCGGTGGCAAATCTGGTACGACTGCCACTTTGGGTGCTGCGACCACTGCTTTCACCACGACAGGTGAAGTAGCAAATAGTGGATCTTATGCTTCTGGTGGTGGTGCGTTGACAAATGTAACACCAACGTTAAGCAGCACTACCGCGTTAACTGATTTTGCTGATCTAAGTTTTACCACGGCAACAATAACTGCTAGGGGTGCTTTGATTCATAACTCATCAGCGTCTAACAAAGCTGTGGCCGTGCTTGATTTTGGATCAAACAAAAGCTCTAGTTCTGGTACATTTACTATTCAGTTCCCTACGGCAGACGCATCAAACGCTATCATTCGCATAGCTTAACGAGGTAGGTCGTGTCTATCATAGGTGGATGGGGCAGAGGCGCTTGGGGTGAAGGTGCTTGGGGTCAACCTGTACCTGTAGTTCTCACTGGTGTTTCTGCTACCACTGGTGTTGGAACGGTTCTCGCCGGAGGCGGCAGTATTGTAGGACCTGTCGGTGCCGTTGGCACCATAGGTTTTGGTGATGAACAAGTAACTACCACCGCTAACGTAGCTGTAACTGGTGTTACAGCAACTATTGCTACATCCACTCCTACAGCACCAGCCGCAGTCACTTTGACAGGGCTTTCTGCCACCGTTTCTACAACAACGCCAACATTTGTGGGTGACGCGATTTTTAGTGTCACCGGTAATTCTGCATCCATCACAGCAGGATCTCCAACTGTGGACGATTTTGCTTTTGGTGTTACAGGATTGTCAGCAACCGGAAATGTTGGTATTGTCTTTATCTGGGGACAGGTAGTTCCAGATCAAACAGCTTCGTGGTCAGAGATTACTTCGACTGAAAATGATATTTGGAATGAAATAACATCAAGTCAAACTCCAGATTGGAAAGAGGTTGCATAGATGGCAAGCAGTTATACAACTAGGACTGGCATAGAGAAACCAGCTACCGGTGAACAATCTGGAACTTGGGGTGCCACAACAAATACCAATTTTGATATAATTGATACGGCTCTTAACGGAGTTGTAACATTAAGTTTATCAGGCACAAGTTCAACATTGACTACGTCTGACGGTACAGTTTCGGATGGAATGAACAAACTTATTATTTGTGGAGGATCTCCGTCTGGAACACATACCATAACCATCGCTCCTAACGATGCAGAAAAGATATATTTCGTAACCAACAGCACTAATCAGTCTGTTATCTTCTCTCAAGGAAGTGGCGCAAACGTGACTGTTGCAACAGGTGAAAGTCGTATAATTAGATCCGATGGCGCAGGAAGCGGTGCTGCGGTGACTGATTTCACTTCAACGATGGCGGCAAGCACTACATTCATCAATAATACTGCGTCAGGTGATGCTACCGCTCTGGCAATCGCGTTAGGATAAGGACATGGCAAACACATTTAAAGTTGTAACAAAAGCGGGGGTTACCTCAGAAGATGTTATATATACGGTGGCCTCAGCGACCACCACAGTCGTTCTGGGCTTAATCCTAGGAAACACAACTACAAGTCAAACCACTTCAACAGTCACTTTAGTTTCTAATACAGCTAGTCGTGCAGGAAACAATGACGAGGCTAATCAAAATGTTGAACTTGTAACTAATGCACCTATACCCGCAGGATCGTCATTAGAGATGCTGGCAGGAAACAAAGTTGTTCTGGAAGCTACAGATGAAATAAGGGTAACCGCTGCAAACGCTACGGATGTGGCTTTGTCAATTATGGAGATCACCTAATGCCATACCTGGGTAACCCTCTTGCATTTGCTTACAGTGCGGTAAGCTATCAGGATCTAACTGGAGTCACAGGAAGTCCCGTAAAGAGGGGCTTTACTCTTAATAACTCTGTTTTAAATGCTAATGAGTTAGAAGTTTTCGTAAATAACGTCCGACAAGAGCCTTCAGTGGCCTATACCGCCGCTGGCACAACTTTGACCATGACAGGTGATGTTGAGACAACGGATGACTTTTACGTTGTCTATCAAGGCATGGCAAAGCAGACTGTCACTCCTGCCGCAAGCACTAATTTGTCAATCGCAGATCTTACATTGAGTGGTGAGCTTGCACTTGCTAAAGCGGTTCAAGGCACAACTTTGACGGATACTAGTAATACAGGTAGCGTCACACTTGATTTTGATACCTACCAGAATTTTGTATTAACCCTTACAGGTAATGTCACACTTGCTAATCCAACTACGGAGGCCGTGGGTCAAGTAGGTTCGATTGTTCTTATCCAAGACGGCACGGGTAGCCGCACCTTGTCATTGGGAACAGACTATGAGTCGGTTGGTGGTTCTGGAATCACGCTGTCAACTGCGGCTAGCGCAACCGACATGATCCCTTATGTGGTGGCTGCATCTAACCGTATTTTGCTTGGAACGCCGCAACTGGCGTTTAGCTAGGAGGCAGTATGTCAGGTCCTTTTGGCGCAAGTCCGTGGGGATATAACCCTAGCACTGGTTTTTATGATCACACTATTGACCAGTCTTTGCGGTTTGATGCCGCTGGATACTTAACCAGAAACACAGGCGAAGCTGGAAACACAACAGTCTACACAACAAGTTTTTGGGTAAAGCGTTCAGG